ACTTTACCTATATAACCTAATTCTGTTCTAATATAATCTCCCACTTTTATTTCATCTTTCATTTATCCACCTTCTCTACTAATCCTGCTTGAATTAAATCATATAAAATCTCATAATCTTCTATATCTAAACATACATAATAAGTATCAGGACATACTTTTTTATCTTTTTTTAGAATGTGCCAAAAATTTTTATATAAAGAACAATCTTTGACTTGAAGATTTCTATATTCTTTTAAAGTAATCGTTGTAGTCTTTCTTTTGCATTTTTCATTAAGGTTATAAAAATCTCTAATTCTATACATCTCAATTAATTTTCCTGAATCTTCGTCGTATCTTGGTTTAAATCCAAATCTCTCTAACTCTTTTAAATCTACATTATCTTTTATCTTTAACATAAATATTCTCCTTCATAGTCAGAAAGTAAATAGCCTCTATTCCAATTTTCACAAAAATAATTTATTCCTTTTTTATTTATCATTTCTAAATATATTTCTATTAATTTTTGGGTATCTTTGTGAAAAATTCTTTCTTTTTTATGATTATTATAGTAATCTAATGGTTCAGAATACGGCTTGTTATAGTCTGGTTTATTCTTACTATACACTATTCCTGCTCCTAACCAATCACATATCATTTCAACTACATATTCATAAGGTATCTTACAAGGTGTATTCATATATGTGCCTACATTATCTATCCAGTATTCCCAATGATGTGGATTATGTCCTTTATGATGTTGCCATGCAATGCTATATCCTTTTTCTACTTTCTCTGCATCTATTGGACTACTTGTCCCTTGAAAATATTTTGCACTACTAAAAAATTCTGTAAATCCATACTTACTTAAGTCGTGTAAAATGCCTCTTTTATACAATCCACATTTGAAACAAAACTTACCTACATAGTATTTATGCTTTGTTATTGTAATAAAATGTTTTATATATTTCTTTATCATTTAATCACTCTCCTTTAATAACTCATCATATATATCTCCTATTACTTCTAGCCATTTACTATTGATATTACTGAAATTTTCTATTATATCACTATCTTCTAATATGAACATTCCTTCATTATCACAATATTTAACTATATATAAATCATCGCCATCTAAAAGTATATCTCCTTCATATATTTCTACTCCATTTCTGTCTTTTAGTCCCGTATATTGCATTATTTTAAATCTTGATTCATCTTTAACTCTAATCCATACGCCAGTTATTTTATCCATGCAAAAGATCATATCATCTTTTATTTGATAATTTGTAAATAATTTCTTTTTTATATCATAAACTCTAAATTTTATTTCTCTCATACTATTCTCCTAATAATCCTTTTAAATATTCAATAGATTTCTTTTATTCTTCACTATATTTCACCATTGCACCTCATTTCTTTAATTTTTCTATTTATTGCTTTTGTAACTTTATTTAATTCATCATAGGTAAAGCCAGCATAACCACCATCCATTTGAGTTATTTCTACTAGATTGTTATTATGTATGTAAATATAATTTCCATCATCTTCGTTATAATAAGCATAACCAGCATATCTTACTATTTTTATATATCCTAGCTCTTCAAACATTTTATCTGCGTCACTCATTATTCTTATTCCTCCATAAACTCAATATCTTTTGCAAGTTTATTTCCAAAATCTTTGTATGTTTCATATCCACCTTTATATCCAGATATCAACCATACCTCTTTGTATAGATTATTTTGTATCTTTTCTACAAGCTCTTTATCTGTTAGATAACAATAAAATGTATCCTTCTCAATATTATAATTTGTTACAACTCCAGACTGTGTTGGTGTATTTGTTAGATATTCTACTTCTATAAGATAATATGCTTTAAGAGCTGTTTGTTCTTGAGTTATTGCTGTTATTCTTACTTTATCCTTATCATTACTTTCTATATAATTTACATATCCATGTAATTCACCTATTACTATTGGAGCTACAAAAATTGCAATTCCTAATATAACTCCTAAAACTCCTGCTAATGCATTATCATTTTCTTCTGCTACATTAATTAAAATTACTGTTATAATAATTAATAATATTTCTAAAATAATTGTAAATCCTATCATTCTTTATTCCTCCTATTTATCTTTAAATTTTTATATCTACTTAACTCTAAAAAAATATATTTTTGTAAGTCTATATTTCTTTTACTCCTTGATAAATTAAATTCATTGATTTGTTCTTCTAAAAAATTAATTTGTTCCTTCAACTTTCTTATTTCATATTGTGAATCATAATAAAGTTGCTCATAATCTTTATCCATTCTTTACACCACTTTTAGTTTTATTTACTTTATCTATTAATTTTGCAATTGTAACTCCTGCTTTAGTTAATTCTTTGTCTTTCTTATATAGACTTTTCTGATTCATAATAAATAACTCAGCATCAGATACCAATAATAAATTATCTAATTTTAAATTTTGCTTATTTCCATCCGCAAAAATTAAATTATATCCTTTAGGAATTTCTCCTTTTTCTTTTTCATATAGCCACCTATGTTTTAATACCCATTTATTAGGTTCTTTAACCTTTATATAAGTATATCCATCAACATCTATTCTTTCCTCAAACAGTTTTCGAGTATTATATGTTTTGTTTCCTTTTTTAAACATTGTTTTTTTACATTTTTCATATTGCTCTTTAGACATTTTCTTTCCTTTGTTATATGCAGACTGTCCCTTTTTGAATTTTGTATCTAGTCCACTTGTTAATTTTAATTTTCTTTTCATTTTTGCGATATCATTTTTATCTAAATCACATCTAAACTCTTTATTAAATCTACTTGCTAATTCTTCTGTAGAAATTCCCTTCACATTATTTTTTAAAAAAGTTACTTTTTCTGGACTATAATCATATTTATTATTCAATTTTATTTGCCCTCACCTATTTGAAGAATATCTGGAACTTTATCTTTATTTCCATATTCATCATAATGTTTTACTGCCTTTAATGCTAATTCTCCATTATTTATGATAGTTTGAGCTATACTAGCCATAGATTTTGCTCTTTCTCTTTCCTCTTGTAAAGCCTCTCCTGTTAATTCCTCATTATTTAGTCTTTCTAATTCTTCAAATAAGTGATTATTTAGATCTGATAATTTGTTTTTAATTCCCATATTCGTCCTTCTTTCTTTATTCTTTTGGTAATAAAATAGCTCGTCCTATTCTTTCAATAGACTTCTCATTATCCATTACAAATATATATGCTGTACCTTTTTGAGGTATTGGTACTCCCACCATATATCTTATTCCATTTTTTCCATAATCTTTAATTTCATCAATAAAACCAAAACAGCCACGCCATTTATGATTTTCATTAAATTGAACTACATCTCCTTTTTCCATACTATTTTTCCTCCTGATCAGTATAAATTTTTCTATTAGTCATTTTAAACTTACTTTTAAACATCTTCTCTATTTCTTCAACCTTTGGATGCTGCGCTCTTAATTCAAGTATAACTTGTTCTAATGAGCATATCATGTATGCCATTTCTATTGCTCCAACATTTTTCGCTATAACATTGCCTAATGGTTTTATATCTTTTATAGATCCTTCCATTTTTGGCAATAGCATTTTGACTTCCAAATATTTGTTATCCGTTTTCATAGACTCATATATTTGCTCCAATGCTGCACTTTTATCTATTTCTATATTATTCATTTGTCTTCTCCTCACTTATTACTTTTGCTTCTATATTTTTAGATCTATTAAATTTTTCTTCTAATTCACGATTTTTTTCTCTTAGATCATAGTTTTCATCTATTAGTCTTCTATTTTCATTAACAATATCAAAATCATTATCTAAAATTCTTCTATTTAACTTTCTCATTCTTTCATTCCATTTATATTGCACTTCAAATGAACTTTTAAATACTATTTTTTCAGTCCACAATAAAATTATTATTAAGATAAAGTATATTATCGCTAATACTTTCATCTATTTCTCCTCCTTACTTTCTTTATTAATGTCATACATTATAGTAATTAAAAATATTATAATCACTATTAAATTTATCGTTTCTGCCACTTTAGATTCTAATAATAAGTTAAGTGTTGTTGTTATGAAAGTTAACAATTCAAATACATCTACTAATTTTATTTTCATTCTAATCACCTATCAAATCATCAAAAGATTTACCATATCCAACATTTTTTACTCTTTCATCTATATCTCTTGATGTTATTTTCCCTTCTCTATATAATTTTATAATTTGCTTTACCTCCTTTATATTTCTATTGCAACAGTCATTCCACAACATATATAATTGACTACCATATAATCCCATTGTATCTATTGTTAAATAATCTCGAAGTACTTCAAAGAAACCTTTATAACTATTTGCTAATTCTACCAATGTTGTTAATGCCCCTGGATTTCCTTCAGATAGTTTTACTATTACATCTTGAGCTGTATCATTAATATTAATTTTACTCATTATTCAATTTCTCCTTTACCAATCTAATCCATTAATTTTTAATTTTTCTTTATCTGTAACTAAACAAATTGCTTCATCTTCAATTACAATTAAATCTATAGTTGAATCGTTATCTATCCATAATTTGTAATCTTCTAATTCCTTATCTGTAAAAGTATTTAATATCTTTTTTAATCTAATCAGTACATTTTCCATTATTGTTCCTCCTTATACTTTAAACGTTCCTTCCATTCATCCTCATAGCATTCTTCACATACACAATATCCAAATCCAACATCATTATGTATTGTCATAGAAGTGTATGTATCTCCAAACTCTACTTCTTTTCCACAGTTTGCACAATCAATCTTATCTTTTAAATCTTTTGATAATAATCGTATTTTTCTATCATTGGGTACTTCAAAAGGTTCATATATATGCTTTTTATAATTCCATTTTCTTAATATCATTTTTTATTCTCCCTTTCATATAGTTGCTTACAAGCAGCAAATACTTCTTGCCTTATTTCTTCAGTAGTCCATCTTTTACCATCAATATCAAATATTTCACCAAATGCACAATAATCTCCATAATGCGCATAATCCCAGCCTATAAACCATCCTTCTAATTTTTGATTTTCACTTATCCATAAGTGATTATTAGAATATGTAATTCCTCCATTAACTTCAATATTACATTCATTATAAATTTCATCATATTCTTTTCTATAAAATGGATGATTTTCAGGTATTTTAATGTATGCTGTTGGATACATTCCAAAACTCATAATATAATATTCAAATCCAAATGATTTTCCGCTATCTAGTACTTCTCTCTTTCTCTTCAGTTGATATATCATTTCTTTCATTAGCAATTCTCCTTTACCCATTCTTTTAAATCTTCAAAATCGTTTCCACTATAACTTGATAAAATAGCTTTATTTTCTGGAGAAATATATTCTTTCCATGGCATATCTTTTCTATATAATGCATATTCTTGAACATAAAAATTACTATAATCCGCACTACCTGTTCTTGCATGCTTAATGGTCATACTCAAGTGATATTTTTCCCTATCAATCTTTTTAACTACTTTTTCAAAATCTTTTATATTTACTATTGTCATATATTAAAATAGAAGAGACAGTCATATACTAAATAATTTATATTTATAACTATCTCTTCTCCTTTCCTTATAATCTTTTTACATTTATTCTTGTTTCTTCTCTTTCTGCAACTGTATATGTAGCTTTTTTATATACTTTCTTTTCAAAAATGTATTTTTGAGATAAAACTTTTTGTCTTTCTCCCATTACTTTTTTTACTCTGTCACTAACTTCCTCATATTCTCTTTTATATTTAGCTAATTCTTGTTTTCTATCTATGAGTTCATCAAGTTCTCCAGATACATCAATTTCTAATTCGCTTCTATTGATATTAGCTGTACATATATGTGCGAAATCACAATTTTCACATACAGATATATCATCACAACTATCTGGGAGTTTTTCTTCATCTATACATTTATAAATTCTTTCTGCCTTTTTTATTAACTTATCTGCATAATCCCAATCGAACTTAACCTCAATAAGTTTTATTTCTCCAGTAAGTTTATTACATAAAGCGAAGTATCCCTTTTCTTTTTCAAATTGATACATGTATATGAAAAGTTGTGCTGGATATGCTCTAACATAGTATCTTTTACTATTCCAGAAATCTTCTACTGAATTAAGCTTGTCCCATTCTTGAGGAGCTAATCCTTTTACTTCTACAGGATAAAGCAGTCCATCTTCCATTTTTATTCTTAAATCTTCTCTACCAGTAATTAAAGGTTTCTCTACTTTCCAAGCTCTAATAGTTGGAGTTAAAATCTCAAATCCTGCTTCTTTTAATGTTTCTATAACATATTCTTCTATCTTATTTCCAAGATCAAAAATGCATTGAGTAGTTTCATTATAAAGTTTCTTATCTTCCCAATTTTTTATTTGAAAATATAAAAATCTTTCACAAGGATGTCCAACATTAGATGCTCTTAAATTATTACATGGATAAAGCTTAATTTTTGATTGCTTGTTCTCCTTGATTCTTTTGTTCATTTCCTGTATTTCCATTATTCAACTCACCTTTCTGTGCTAGTGCTTGACACTTTCTGCACAATTCTTTTTGATATTTAGCTTTACTGTAACTAGCTTCTTGCGGCGTTATATTAGAACTACAATTTTCACATTTTAAATCTTCTGATACTGTAGTTGTTGCATTTTTACTACCACCTTTGAATGTATATCCTCTCATTTTTCCCATATTTAGTCCTGCATTTTCCATATCATCAACAGATAAGTTTCTTAATCCAGGTAATATTCTTTTTATGCCGTTATTTAGACAATTTGTATAAGCAGACATTTTTACATCTCTTTTATCTATATCTTGTGGTTTCTTAGCTGTTTTTCCTTTTTCGGGATTATCTTTACCAGTAAAGAATTCATCCTTACTACTTCTACTACCTGTTGCTTCTATTTCTACATTTCCCATTTTAAATATCATTTCGTATGTAAATGTGAAGTGTCCATCAGGTTCTAAATCTATAGTTGGATATCCATCTTTAATTCTCCAACCAATACCAAACACCCTAGCTACTTTTGCTGCTCCACTCTCTTGTAAATATGGCTCTCCAGCTATAAGAACCCAATCTTTTTCATTGGTAATCTTTAATGCAGCATTCATTATTCTTTTTATTGCATCTATTCTTCTTTCAGCTTCTTCAGCCAAAGCTAGAATATTATCATTCGAAAGCATTCCTATTTCAGAATCTAGCTCCCTTGTATCAACTACTTCAGTTATTCCTGTTTCATTACTCATTTAAAAAATTCCTCCTTGTACTACTTCATTTAATACTTTCCCATATCATATTTTTTATCTATTTCTTCCATAATGTTTTCTACATTTGAGGTCATGCCTATAGTTGCATCAAAAAAGCAAAAAGCTAATTCCCATGCATCTTCATAGCTCATAGAAAGTTTACCCTTGTTAGTCTTGAAGAAAATATCTTTGCCATTATATTTCATCTTATCTGGCTCTATAATAACTAATTTCTCCATCTTTTCTCCTTTACAAATCATCGTAAAACTCATCAAAATCATCATAATCTCTTTTGTTGGAATAATCTTGAAACTTCTTAACATTTTTCTCCTTACCAATAGGTTTATCGACGATTTTCTGATTAAGATACTTTTCAAATTTTGTTCCAAAAAGGGTTTCTGGGCATAAATATTTTTCAAATTCTGTTCCTATCCACTCATCCGCTTTCTTGTCAATTACAGCTATGAAGTCGTCGAGATTATATCCCTCGTTCAATCGTGCATTAAGCTTCGCCTGAGTACTTTTAGAATTTGCCCTATATTTTGTTCCAAGTTTATTATTTAAATATTCTATGATTTGTATTTTTTCCTCTTTCTCCTCTTCTTTTCCTTCCTCTTTCTCTTCCCCCATACCCCTATCTCTATCTCTATCTATATTATCTTCTCTATTATTTATAATATATATATCGGTTTTGATTCGGTTCTTATTCGGTTCTTGTTCGGTTTTAATTCGGTTTTGATTCGGTTTTAATTCGGTTTCGATTTGGTTTTTTCTTCTTCTATTTGATTGAGCTTTACTAAAATCTAAATTTTTCTTTAAATTGTTAAAAACAGCTCTACTCATTCCATCTAATTTTGGTTCTTTATCATAAAAGACATATTCTAATATAGCTAAAAGAACCTCTCCTTTTTCTTCAGCTGTTGATAAATTATCAATCAACTCAAAATATTCTGGATGAAATGAAAAACTTTTTATTCCATTCATGCCATCCAACCTCTCTTTATTCTTTATTGATTAAATAAATTTCTCTACTAAATCAAATAAAAATACTTTGTTAGTTGGTTGTGATTTATATATATGATTTAAATATCCACTTGCAAAACTTCTATTTATTGCATGCCTAATTGCCCTTTCTACTGCTCCTGAAGTGGTATTTCTTTTTTGAGCAATTTTAGGATATAATTCACTAGTTATGCATAAATTTGTTTTATCTTTACATGATATTATCAATTTTATAGCATCAGCTATATACCAATAACCATTTAAATCTGGCGTGATGCCTATTTCTCTTATATCTGTTTTGACTTTCCTATTAGATAAGTCTATTTTTTCTGTCATTTTGCCCTCCTTTAAATTGATTTTTTTATAGTGTTTTGATATAATAAAAGAGGTAGTTTTATAAAACTACTTTTTACTTTAAATAGAAGCGCTTGTTTGATCTCTTGTGGCTTCTATTTTTTTGTCTAAACGAGCTAATACATATCTTATATCACTCGCTAAGATTTCTGCTCTTTGATTAATATCTTCAACTAAAGCTCTTAAATCTTCCATTTCGTTTTCATTCATCTAGCTCACCTCCAATTCTTTCTTTGCTAAATCTATCTTTTCTAAAATCTGTTGCATGTTTGAGTAACTAATTGACTTACTATGCGGTGCATATTTTGTTCTTAGCCAGTCCATAAATTCAAACTTACAAACCTTATATACCCCAACATCAATTACTGGAAAATCTTTTTCCTTAAACCATTTGTCTACAACTGGTCTGCTAAATCCCATTAGATCTACAATATTTTCTATTGTTAAAAATAATGGTAGTTCTGACAGTTCTTTAACTTTTACTATTCTGCTTTTTGGCATCTCTATCACCTCTCTTTCTTTTTGGATTACACATCCTTAATGATACTTCCCTATAAAAAGACATTAAGATAATTTGCAATGAAGCAAACAAATTAGAGCTTAATTAATATATAAACGCAACATTCAAAACGGATATATATTCTTTGTAAGAGCGGTATCATTAAGGACATGTAATTCTTTTAGTGTCAGTCGGCGTTTATTTTTTACTTAAAGAATTGATTAATTCATTTGCTCTTTCAAGTAGCTCTACCAATTCTCTTACTTTATTTATTACTTCTTCAATATCAGATTCTGTTGTTGCTTCAGCTAAAATCTCATTATAAGGATTATCCTTTTCTCTTATCTCACGTAAGTCATCCTCATTTAAGTATCCACATACTTCTAGCAGTTCAACATAAGTAGTTGTTCCATAAGAACTATCTGCTATTCCTCTTAATATATCTGGTCCAGGAGGATTCTCTAATTTACTATTCATATTTCTTGACAAATACCCTCTATCAATTCCTGCATGATTAGCAAATTTTGTCATAGAAGTGTATTTAGTATTTATTTGTTCTAATATATCAGCAAACCTTTCTTTATCAAACATATCCTTCACCTCCTCTTTACGCAAATAGCCACATATTTCCATCAACTCAATATATGTTGTAATTCCTTTAGAGTTGTCAACAATTCTTTTTAGTATTTCAGCGAATTTTATTTTATTAAACATTTTTCCCTTTTGTTCCTCTTATTCTATGTAAATTTTTATTAACCAATCAATTTAAAAAAATATATTTTCTATAATCTAATCCTTTTTTTTCACAAAATTCTATCAATGCACTGCATGTTTTATTACTATTAGATGTTTTTTTATGATTCATTATTTGTGTAAAATACGACCTATCTATACCTATTTCTTCGGCAAACCAAGTATAATTATTTCTATAATTTTCTTTAATTAATTTCTTTAATTCATCAATATTTATTCTCATTTTTCCTCCTATTGATATATAATTTTTGCATAGTTAATTTTTATTAACCAACACTAGTATACTTTAATCATATTTATTTGTCAACCCCTTTGTCAAAAAAAGTTAACTGTTTTTGTTGATTTTTTTTTATTAATATTATATAATGATATTGGTGATGTACATGTTTTTTAAAGAAAGATTTTCAAAAATACTTAAAAATATAAATGATTTATATTCTAATCAACGTGAATTTTCAAAGAAAACCGATGTTAATAGAACATATTTATCAAAATACATTAATATGCAATTAGAAATTCCACCTAAACCAATTATATTAAAGAAAATAGCAGACAACTCCAAAGGAACAGTTACATATATAGAATTAATGTATATTTGTGGATATATAACTGATGAAAATATGAATGAATTAGAAGATTTATTGAATAAAGTATATAAATTAAAAAGTATGGAAGATAATGTAAAAAATCTTCTAGATAATATGAACTTAAATGATAATGAAATTGCTATTGCTACAAATTATGCTAATGATACTCTCCATCAGTTAAAGCATAACCCAAATACTACATACGAACAACTTACTGAAAATGTTCTTAATAGCTTAAAAGATTTATCTAATGTCGATACTGATAAAATCTATGGTTATTACATATTGAAAGTAGCAAATAGTCTTAAACAAATCGATTATAATATAGATAATAATTCAAAAGTATTAAAAATAGATCTATCTATATTTGATGATGATGATATTGAAGATATAAAAAAATACATAGATTTTATAAAAAGCAAAAAAAATCTTAAAGACTAACAACCCTTTATTATATAGACGTAAAAAAGAGAAAAAACGTCACATTTTTGCCAAAATTATGTAAATTTATATAAAATAATAAATTTAAAGGAGTGAACTTTATGGGAAATGACGAATTAATAAACAAATTACTAGAAAAATCAAGAGAAGCTTTTATACTTTCGATAGAAAATTATAACAAGATAACAATTAAATATCGTGTTGAAAGCTTTGCTTTTTTCATTTGCAATGCTTGGGAGCTAATGTTAAAAGCACATCTTTTAAATATTGGTGAAAACATATATTATAAAGATAAACCTGATAGAACAATTAGCTTATCTGAATGTATAAAAAAGGTTTTTACTAATGACAAAGATCCTTTGAGATTAAATTTAGAAAAAATAATCGAATTAAGAGATACTTCAACTCATTTTATAACCGAAGAGTATGAGATGCTTTATATTCCTCTATTTCAAGCTTGTGTATTTAATTTTATTGAAAAGATGAATAAATTTCATAATTTTGATATGACTACTTTAGTACCACAGAACTTTTTAACTTTATCTGTATGTATAAATCCAATAACAGAAACAGAAATTAGAGCAAAATACACAAAAGAAATTGCAGATAAATTATTAAATTTAAATGATTCCCTTATTCCTCTAATTGAAGGAAATAACAATCATTTTGCAATAAAAGTAGAACATTATTACTTTATTACAAAAGATAAAGATAAGGCTACCGAAACTGTATCTATTGATAATTCTGCTAGTGAAAAAGTTAAGATCATAAAAGAATTAAAAGATCCTAATGTAACACATAAATATACTATGAAAATGTTAAATGATGAAGTAACACAAAGATTAAGAAAATCTGGTATAGATATTACTTTTAATAAATTTACATTTCAACTATTTTGTAATTATTATAAAATAAAAGATAATCCAAAACTTTGCTTTGTAAATAGAATTGGCTCACAACCAACTTATAGTTATTCTCAGCAGGCTATTGAGTTTATCGTACAGGAAATAAAAAAAGATCCTGATAATATAATCAGTAATCTTAAAGAAAAATTAAAAAAAGGGAGTTAACCCCAGGGGCAAAGGATTCTAAATATACAATGTATATCTACTCCCATTCGGGAACCCAGCCTTATTCCTTCACAAGTTAACTCTGTTATTATTATTATAACATATTTTATAAAATATGCAACAATGTAACACAATACATATAAAATAGCAATATTTTTTTAACAATTTATATAAAAAAACGGATAAGTGTTCAAGTTTTCGCCGACTGACACTTATCCTTCACCAAATAAATTTGGAATGATTTTATACAAACTGCTTTCGCAATCTGTATGTGATTATTATATAATATATATCACTCTTTTTGCAAGTAGTTTTAAAACAAAATTTGTAAAGGGAGTGATTTTTATGACTAAAAAACGTGGAAATGGTGAAGGAACAATTTACTATAATCAAAGCAGAAAAAAATGGATAGGTCAATATACAGATGGTCTCAAGTCTAATGGTCAGCCAAATCGTCATTCAGTATCAGGAGATACTAGAAGAGAAGTTGCAAAGAAACTCATAGAAGCTCAAAATAGTGCAAATAAAGGGATTTTAATTAATAATAGTAAAATAACACTATATGAACTATTATGTGCCATTAATGACGAAGATTTAGCTTTCAATAAAATAAAAGAAGTTACTTATAAGAGAACAAAAGATAATTTAAAAATAATAAATAAATTAAATTGTAGCCATCTTCCAATTCAAAAAGTAACAAGTGAACTAATTAATAGCGATTTAATTAATAATTTAAAAGACTATTCAAATTCTGTAATAGGTAAAATATTTGGATTATTGCGAAAAGGTTTTAATAAAGCTGTTTTATTAAATATCATTCCTTCTACTCCATTTAACATAGATGGATTAATAATAAAACCAAAAAGCAATAATTTAACTAAAGAAATTGATGCTTTAACTATTGAGGAACAATTAGATTTTGTAAACACACTAAATAATAATAGAAATAAATACAAGACTATATTTCTTATTGCAATTTTTACTGGCATGCGTATTGGTGAAATACTTGCATTAAAAAAATCCGATATTAATTTAGATAAAAAAATAATAAATATAAAAAGAACATTAACTAAAGATAAAAATGATAAAATAATACTAGGAGATTCAACTAAAACTTATTCTGGAAAAAGAACAATTCCTATTCCAGAAAACATGTTTAGCAATATTGAAACAGCTTGTAAATGTACAAATGATTTACTCTTTACTAATCTTGGTAAATTAATTAGTCCTTCTACTATAAATACTCAGTTTAAGAGAATAGGCTTAAAACTTGGTATAAGAATAGAGACTAAAGAAGACGGAACAAAATACTCAGATGTCAATACACATATGCTACGTCATACTTATGCTACGAGATGCATTGAAAGTGGTATGCAAGCTGTTGTATTATCAAAACTATTAGGACATAAAGATGTTGAAGTTACATTAAATACATATACAACTATATTTAACAAATATAAACAAGAAGAAGTAGATCACAGTATACACTACTTAAAAGGATTAGGAATTATTGATGACAATAATTCAAAAGAAAATAAAAAAAAATTAGAAGAAACAATTAAATTATTAACTAATATATATTTAATAGATGAATCTAAATTTAATGAAGTTACAGACTTCATTAAAAAAACCAATTCTTGTTTGCAACGCGTTTGCAACCCAACAGCATAAAATATAAAAAAATATTAAAAATAATAAAAAAAGAAAGGTTGAAAAAGCCCTATTTTAAAGCTTTTTTCAACCTTTTTTAAAATAAAAACTATTGTTTTATTGGCTGGGCTGGTCATATATATATTATCGTTTTTTATTTATTTTTCAACATATATCATATTTTTGTTTGCAATAAGTTTGCAACGTATTTTTTATTTTAGCTCTTTTATCGCTTCGTTGTTTAGATACAATCCATTATCAAGTTTGTAAGGATTTCTAGCTCCATTAACAATATCAATAATAAATCTTTGTTGCCATGCCCCGTATTCATTCATACAATCAACTGCATTAATATCATTAGCTCCTCTATAAAAATGAGAATATACAACTAGATTATTTCTAGCATAAATTATTGGTTCTGCAGGTTCATTAGATATTGTTTCTCTAATATCACCATCATTTACCCAGCATAATCCATTATCAAGTAAGTATGGATTTTTTGCTCCACCTACAATTTTAGTTATAGTACCATAATCTCTTTGCATATTAGATGATAATATAGCTTCGCTATTTGGTGCTGTGCTTGATGTATAGCAAGTAGAAAATCTTACTTTATCACCAATTTTATGACTTAATACATAGCCATTATTAGGTTTTACTTCTTCCTTAGGCTTCTCTACTTTTACTACAAAACTTCCTTTAAATCTTAATACGCATATATATCCAGTAAATGGATAATCTCTATATCCAATCTTTCTACTTATGCATCCATTCTGATCATAAAATTTTCCGTTGCAATCTATTAACCCAAGATGTCCAAATCCTCCACCATAGTTCGAACCATAACAAATTATATCTCCAGGTTTTAAAGCTGTACTTGATGGTAGTCTATCAAAATGCGATAATACATCTTCATTATATGACCAATCCTTTGCATTTCCTCTAGCTTTAAATGGTATTCCAAATACTTGATCTAATAGCTGCTGTATTAATGAAACGCATTCTCCATCATATGAATTGTATACGTCTGGATTTCCTGTATGCTTAACTTGCAATCCCCAATCGCCAAACTCTTGTAATGATTTCATATTACTCTTCCTCCTTTGTGATATCTTTAAAATCTGTACCCATGTATTCTTTATCAATTGATTTATCATCTAAAAATATTTTTTTCATAAAAATTCCCTCCTCTAACCTGTCGAAATCGACTAGTTTAATATAAAAATAGAACGCTTTCCTATTATCAAGAAAGTGTTCCTTGTTTATACGTCAAATTTTCTTATTTTTTTGACCTATAAGTTACCATTTTGTTGTTAGTAACAAAATGCTATTTTGCTTAACATAATCCATCTCCATATTTTGATTTTAAGCCATTTTTATTCTTTAGGTAATATACTTTCATTGCTTGATTTTTTACTATTTTCACTATTTTTTGCGTTATCATCTTTTTTGGTAAAATAATAAGTAAAAACCGATGTTATTAGGTTTGTTACTAATATCAAAATATTGTCATCTAGTTTTTTACCAAATATATTTGCTACTACAATTCCTGCAAGCAATAATATCATTGCTACTGTTACAAAACTTTTTAAATCATCTAACATACTTTTCATAAAATCACCTCTTTACCTATTACCTAATGTGTTCTTCTATCTTTATAAAATGTTCATTCATTTTTCCAAATTCTTTGATAGAACGCTCATCATGTTGCCTAAATTCTGCTGTGTTGTTATCAATACTTGTTTTTAGTAAATTTAAACTTTCGGCAATATTTTTATTAGATGCAGATAACTCTCCAAGTAATTTATTAGTTGCTTCTCTCTCTAATTTACGTTCTTCCTTTTCTTCTTTTTTTCTTTCTTCTTCTTTAGTTTCTGTTTCTTTTCTATCTTTTCTATCATAAAAAAGGAATATAATAAAAAGAACAGCCATCGCGACTGTTCCTCCACTACTCAATAATAATTTAATTACTTCTTCCATATTATCACCTCTTATGTAACATTCCATCCCTTATTAGTTGCTATAGCAATTTCATCAGCTGTTAATTTTGCTAAATTTATAGAACCTAAATTTAAAGTTTGTTTTTTACATCCTCTACTAGCAATATCATATAAATTATTAACCACATTCATTAAGCTATCATGTGTGAGATTAGTTGAGCTCGATAAATCCAAAGCATAAGCCCAATAATTTTCCTCCTTGTCATTTTGAAATGCTTGCCCTAAATTTTGGAATCCTCCTAAGTTTGTTAAACTATTGCATCCGTTGAATGCGTTACTTATAGTATCACAAGCTGATAAATTAAGTAATGGTACATTTTGTAACATAGTACAACCATCAAAAGCATATGAAATGTCTTTTACACTTGAGGTATTTAACTGTGCTATACTTATCAGTGAAGTGCAACTGCTTAAAAAATTTCCCATATATTCAACGTTAGATATATCTAATAAAGGAAATGTAGTTATTTTTCCACACCCTAATGCAAAACCAAACAAACTAGTAGCAGACGAAGTATCTAACAATGGGATTTCTTCTAAATTTATAAAGTCCGCAAGTAAACTATCTAAATTTTGAACACCTGATAAATTAAAATTATTTGGCAGTTTTTTTATACTACTTTTAATGTTTGGGTATCCATATTCGTCTACTATGTTATCAGCAAAATAATTGCTGATATTTTCGCCAGTTGGAATATTATCAATAAGATTTGAATATTCATCTAATTTCACATCATCTGATATTTCTACGCCTTTACTAATTATAGAAGCTTTAATACTTGCTTTTGCATTTTGTAATCTTTGAATTTCTGTTTGAATACTCATAATAAATTCCTCCTATATACTAGCCAAAAGAGACTCGATATTGCCAAGCTTGGCATCTATTTCTTCTTTATCATAAAAATCTAAAAGTGCTGTTGAAAATTGATTACCAAAATCAGTTAACATGTTGCTTACATAAGCGTTAACATATGTTTCAGTTGCATATCCAGTCATATCTGGTGTAGATCCAGTATCACCCTTTGGACCTTGTGGAAGTACAAGATTTAAGGTTTGATTTGGAGCATTTCCAGTTATAGTCGCACTTGCTTCAGTGCCACTCGAAACAGTACCAATAGAAATGGTATTTGCAGGTCCAGTTTCTCCTTGTATTCCTTTTTGTCCTTTTATATTTACAGGTGTTGGATTATCTAAAGTTCCATCATTATCCCAAGAAAGATTTCCTTCACTATCTATTTTAGGATAAAAAGTAACTCCTTTTTTTGATTCTGCCATTTGTTTAATTAACTTTATAAATTCATTAGTAAAATCATTTGTCGATAAACCTTTTCCTGGAATTTTATTTACCTTCTTTTCAATTTCTGTATCTATAATATCCATATTTTTATTAGTTACTTCATCTATATCATAATTTTCACTCTTTTTAGGTTTTATTAGATTTAAATTATTTGTATAATTAGGCATTTTTGCACCTCCTTATATACATCTTTTTATAGTTCCGTTTTGTTTTATAAAAAGAACCCCTTTTTTTACGACTCCATTTTGTTTTATAAATACTTTTGCTCTCTTTATAGTTCCGTTTTGTTTTATTTTAGAAGTTTTTGCATTTCCTCTTAATAAAATTGTGCGTGTTATAGTATGTGTATAGATTTTCGAGTTACAATTAGTTATTAATTTATATTCCACGTTCAAGCTATTACTATTAACTGCATATTTTTTATATAAATTATCCAATTCATTTTGAGTTAATGATAAAATATAAGAGTCATGTATGTTTGTTCTTGAAGCGATTAAAGAAGTACCTACATATACTTCTAATTTATTATATAATCCACTTTCATTTATTTTAATAATACTCACATTATCTCCAAAATCAGAATTATTTATATTAGTAAATTTAGCGTAATCATACGTTTTTATAGTTAAAGTAGAACTTGTTGTTTCTAAAGAATTACTACTTCGCTTAACTTTAATTTTTATATTATATGATGTATCTGGTGAAAGGTTTTTAATAGTTAATGTTCCACTTTTAGCAGAAATTGTGGTATATGCAGAATATGTTTTTCCACCATCTAGACTATATTTAATTCCAGATATTGTATGATCTGCCTCCCAACTTATAGAGATACTATTAATATCTTTTGATTTTTGAGAAATGTTTATTGTTGCATACCTATCAATTGTAGGCAATGTCCAGCTATCACTACCGCTCACATTTTCTTGACCATAATAATAAAATCCTGCATGGATTTCAGCACTGAAAGATTTAGATCCGTCTGAATTATGTTCTATATCTAAATCTCCTTCGGAAACAACTGTATCATTATATACATCAATTCCAATATCTGATGTATCTGTTATTGTGGAACCGTTTATAATCAGTTTAAATAAATGTAATGCACAATATTGATAAGCATTTAACCCTGCACCCACTACTTTGTAATGAATTTTATCTTTATTATTATTAACATCAGTACTTTTTAACTTCCACGAAAATTTAAGATATGGTGTACCAACAGTTACTCCACCATATTTGTTTGTTTCAAATGAGCCATTATTATCCATCTAACCACCCCCTAATCAAAGTATTGAAGGTATATTTCTCCTTCAGCTAATTGACTAGACACTGGTGCAGTATTCCCAATTCTAATTTTACCTTGTTTGTCTTCATTTAATTTTTTACCCATGGCAGCTGATAGAGCATAGAATGCCGATGAACTATCAAGCCTATTCATAACTATGGTATTTGACAACTCATCTAACTTTCTTTTATATGCATCTGTGAAATCATTTTTAGATAATCCTCTACCTTCAGAGTCATTTATTATACACCCAGTCTCTAAAATGATATCTTGATCTTTTCTAACTAATTCTTCATATATAGAGTCAACATATGCTTTATATTCATTTATAATTTCTTCTCCATCTATTGTTATCAAAGAAGAAACTACACCACAAACAATCTTATTCATTCGTGTATCTCTTATATCAGATTCTGATAAGTTTGATGCATCATTAGTAGTTACTTCAGCAATACAAATTTCATATATATTTGCATCTCTTTGTAATTCAGCAGCTCCTGAACTATTTCCTTGCTTTATGTATAATTTTGTAGCTCTAGTATCTAGTGAATTATTTAATTGTACTACTACTCTATCTATTCTGGTTCCTGTTGCAGGTCTATCTAATGTAAATATTGTTTCTTCAGTATTTTCAAAATCTACACCTTCAATTATCCCAGCACCTGGAAGAACTTTAATATTCATTCCACCATCTAATTCAACTTTCATGGAATTTTCTTTATAATTGTTATATTCTCCAAAATATACACCATTTGATAAGAATTTTCTAAAATAGTCAGCGAACACTTTAGCAGCATATTCTCTATCTGGTTCCATTTGTCCACTTTCTTCATTTAATATATCCATACTATCAAATGGGAAGCTATCTAAAACTTTTTCTTCCATAACAATTCCTTTCCCACAATAAAACCTATACAATTACTGTATAGGCTTTTGTGTTAATTTTTTTATTTGATCTACCAAACTAGGAACTTTGTCTCCGAATCCTAGTTCAACAGTTATATTGTTTCTTTCATATATTTCTTTAGCTTGAATGATACGTTTATCTTCATAAATTCCATCATTTTCTAAAGTTACTATATCCCCTAAGAAAAAATCCTTATCATATTCCATATTAGGAATTTGATATACTTTTCCTTCTATACTTTTAATTTCTTTATACGTATCGAGTTTCTTTTGCCCTTCTTGCTTTAATTCTTCAGGATCTTCAATATTATTTAAATCTATTAATATTTCTCTTCTTTCATATCCTTCTGATTTTCCTAATACAACTATAAGCCTATCTTCATTCTCACCTTTCCCTGCAAGATATCCAACATTTTTATAGTTAGAACTATCATCTGTTGTTTTACCACTAAATAAATTTTTCTTCTTTTCTGAGAATATAATATATGGTACTTTTTTATTACCTTCTAAGGCTTCATGAGTCTGATTTTCTAAATCTATATGTCTATATTCTTCTAGCAGCTCATGAGTTCTCCTATTTTCTTCCTGGTTTATAGTTCTATCTCTTCCTATATAGCAATCAAAAATTATACATTTGTTTGTTCTATCTATTATACCTTTCCAACCTGTTCCAGTATCTTCAGATATATGCTTTAATTCGTCATGCAAATTAGTAAGTCTTGCCTGCCATACAGTTTCAATTCCTCTATTTTGTGTTAGTGCGATTTTGATAAAAGGAATATCTCTTTCAGGAGTAGGAATATCATCAAAATGTGAGTTAACTAAGTGATTTTCAATATAGTGCTTCATAACATTTTCAGCTTCTGTCTTGTCCACTCTATCATATCCATTTGTAGCTATTATTCTTCTTTTAGTAATTCCTTTTACACATGTACCAGATACTTTCATAGTTTTCTTGTTTTTATCAGAACTAATAACAATTTTTTCTATTATTAGTACCTTTTCGTCATTCTTATTAACTATAAGAAAATTATCTTTTTTTAATTTATTAGTATTAGTTTTATTTTTGTTTATAGTTAATTCAAACGTTCCACATTCGTAATAATTCCATATACATATCAAGCTTTCAAAATTAGTTATAATTCCAAGTAATTCGAAATCACTGTTGATTATTTCAATACAATTATTTTTCATACTACACACCTACATACTTGTTTGAGAATACAATGCTAACTTTATCTTTAGCTCCCTCAACATCTGAGCTATATTTAATAAGATTATTTCCTAATATCAACTTAAAGAATGTACTGCTTAGATCTATTTTATTGTATACGTCTATTATTCCATTAGGAGTAATCAAATTAACAGTCTCATATCCTTCAGCTGTATTTATAACTAATTTTTCTTTTTCACTTATCTCCATATTTACCTGTATAAATTCTCCAGTTGTCTCATTTGTTATTCTTGGATTTGTCGCTGGTCCAATATATTCAATTTCAACTGGAGCTTCAACATCTCCTTTATTATCTATATTCTTATAAAATGATACATTTGCAAATGTAGAAGGTAAATGTAAAGGAAATTTGAAACCACCTTTAACTGATTTAATATCTGCTAAGGTATCTTCTTCATCTAACCAATATGGATCAGTACATAAGAAAGAAATTGTTGCTTTATCATGATGATGCTTTCTTTCCTTAAAATCAACAGGATCTTCTACTCTTGCGTAAATTCTATATTTCTTATAATCATTTGTATAAAAAATCAATAATTCGCCTCTTTTATCTGTATTCTTATTATACGTTTTAGGATTTATTATACGATATATTTTTCTTCTTAATTCATATAGTTTTTCTCTATTTAATGTTCTAATTGTTGTATCGAGTTTTATTACTCTATTTTCTAATAATGCATCTTCAGCATTACATCCATCTTGTACTACACCTTGAGATTTTTGAGAGCTTGCACCAGGATGACCTAATCCTTCTACATGTGATAAAAGTATATCTTCGGTTAAACTTCCTACACTATCAAATATTATTTTTTCGTTTAAAGCTAAATTTATAACTTCTAATCTTTGCATATTTATTCCTCCTATACTCCAGATAATTCAGCTGCTAAATTTTCGCTGATATTATTTAACTTTCTATAAGTTTCGGAAGGTAGTTCTGGAAGTTGTTCTATATTGTTTGTTTGATTAACAGTAATATTTTGAGTAACTGGTTTACCTTGTCCTTCTTCATATCTATAATTTGATGAAGTCCATTCTTTAATTTTAGATTCTAAATTAGCATCTATTGTATCTTGAATCTTTTGCACCATACTTTGAATTTTATCTGATAGTCCATCATTTATTCCTTGAGCAAGTTTTTCTCCAAGAGTTTGTCCTGTTATTTCATACTTATCACCATAAGATTTTAATAGATTTAATATTTTATATTGATTTTGGCCTACATTTAGCAGCATTTTTTCAGCTGTTTCTTGCGCCATGTCTATCTGTTCTTCGTAGTATTTTTCTAAGTCTTCTAGCTGTTTATCATATACTTCTTTTTGTCTATCTGCTTCATCTTCTACTGCTTGAGTCATTTCATCTTGTTCTTTTTGTAATAACTCTTTTTGTTCATTCAATGCATCTTTTTTATCTTGTAAAGCTCTAGCATCTAAAGTCTTTTGATATTCAGCTACTAATTTATCTAATTCCTTTTGATAGTTTGCTTTAGTGGTTGCATCATGCTCGTATGCTATAAGTTGCTCAAGTCTTAGTTTTTTTCTTTCAAACTCTGCATCTTCTTCATCTCTTGATTTTTGTTCTTCTGCTTTATTTAGTGCATCTAGTTCTTTATTTATTGCTTCAATTCTTGCATCATATTCTTCATTAATAGCATCTATTCTTGCATTTTTCCATCTTTCAACTTCTTCTAAATTCTTATCTATTGCTTCTTTATCTTTCTTTTGAGCTTCTTCCAATTGTTTTGTTATAGCATTAGTTAGTTGCGTTACTGTATTATCCACAGCTTCCACACGCAAATCACGTTTTTGTTGTTCGTAGTCTCTGATTGTTTGTAATTCTTCTCTGTAAATTTCTTTTCTCTCTTCAAGTGATAATCTTTCATCTTTCATTATCTGATCTAGATAGTTCTTATGCATTCTTATTATTTTATCGTAATCTCTTGTTTGCTCAACAACATCATAAGCAGCTCCTCTTAAATTCTTTTGCTCTTGGATATAATTTTCATAATCTTCAGTTTGTTGCTCAAGAATTTCTTGTTCTTTTTTAGCAAGTTCTTTATTAAGTTCATATATTTTTTCTCTTAACTCCATTTTTTCATCTGCGGTATTTGCATATTCTCTTAATGCAGTTTCATACATAGCAATTTCCTCTTTTAGAGTTATTTGATCAAGTGCTTTTTTATGTTCAATTTGCCTTTTATAGTTATCTAATGCTTCATTAGAATATGATGAACTTCCTGAAGATACATTTGTTGTAATTGGAGTTATTCCTGGTAAAGTCTCTGGTGTTAAATTACTCATCTGAGTTAACTCATTTTTTACAGCTGTTAATGTAGGAATTATATTTTCATATGATATTCCTATAAAACTAGCCAATTCTGCTTGTCTAGCTGCATTATTTTCTGCCTCTTGTGTTAAAAGTATAAAAGCTTCTATTATTTTAAGCTTAGCTTGAATTTCGTTTTGTGCTTCATTCCATGTTTGCTCAGCACTAGCTTTTTCAATGTCAATCTTATCTTGTACTCTATCGATAATTACACCTTGAGAATTTACTAATTCTGGATATTCTTTTGCAATAGCTGCCTGTGCTTTTTGATAATCTGTTGAACCTTTTTTCCCTTCTTTTATAACATTTAAATAATTTTGCATTTCGGTTGCTGTCTTACTAGTCTGAGCTGCATCTTTTTGTTTAGCTTGTACACCTTTTAAATCCATTGCACTCTTTATTTCTTGTTCTGCTTCTGTCTTTTTTAAAACTTTATTATATTTTTCCTGAATGCCTATTAAATCATTTGTGGTTAAAGCACCATCTTTTTCGATTTTAAATACTCCTTTTAAACTATCTGAAGTGTCTATGATTTTTGCTCCTAAAATAGTTAATTCATTATTCCATTCGACAACATCTGCTTTCATTTTATCTAAATTTTCTGTATTTACGCCTTGTTCTTCAGACTCTTCAATAATAAATTTAGCCGTATTTATTTTTCTCTGTAAATCGTCATACTCATTTAAATCAGTAATATATGCATCAATTTCTTCTTTTCTTTTCTTAATTGCATCAATATTACTTGAATTTAAAGAAATCGATTCATTCATTATACTATTATGTTGCCTTTGTGCTTCATTTAATTCATTCTGCTTTTCAGTATACCCTTCAACTGCATTAGTTGCAGCTACTACTCCTCCTACAACAGCTGCCAATACTGTTATAATTAGTCCAAGTGGATTAGCCATAATAGCTGCTGAAAGACCTTGTGTTGCCACTGTCGCTGCAAAGGTAGATTTTTTATAAGCTTCAATAGCTTTGGTTACTGCTGTAATTACTAAAATCAATGCTGCTAACGTAGCAGCAAAAGTGGTAAATCCTGCTGTTATATTAGGATGACTTGATATAATATTTGTAATTATTCCTAAAATACCTGTTCCTAACTCAATTATTCTTGACATCGTTGGTTCTAGTGCTTCAGCAAAAGCAACTTGTGTGTCTCTCATTGATTGTGCATATAATCCTTGTTTACCTGCTAAACTATCTAAATATCCGTCCATTGCTCCTGCAAATGGTTCTGCTGCATACATTGTTCTATTTAGATATGCTTGATTCTTTTCTGCTTCTGTTAATTTACTTGCAGTTTTCCCAAGAGATGCAGCATAATTATCTAACATTACTGATAAATTTTCTGTTACACCAGCACTATCTGACAACGTAGACAGTCCTTGTCTATAACCTTCAGATGCAATTCTTACGGCTTCAGATACAGTATAATTTGCATTTCTATTTCTTATTGCTGAATTTGTTAGTGCTTGTATCATTTGATCCGTCTGTTCCACAGTAAATCCCATCAAACTGAAATTCTTTATCGTAGTAGCTATATCTGATTTATTCATTATTGAAGAATATTTATTCATAACTTTACTCATATCAGACATTTTCTGATTTGTATAATCTGATACATCTGATAATGATTCCATTGCTTGTGTATATGATTTATATTCATCAACAGCAGCAGAAATAGCACTTTTTATTCCAGCTAGAGCAGCAGTAGCGGTAGCAGCAACTGCTATCCAACTCGAATCAACACTTTTATTACTGCTTTCCACTTTTTTGTTAGCATCTTCTATTTCTTTTAATTTATTTTGTGCTACTTTCAGTCCTGATTCAAAAGCTTCTATTTTCGTTGTTAAGTTAATAACTAAACTACCAATTTGAGTTTCTTTCGCCATTTTTTTCACCTTCTTTCAGGTTAAAATTCTATTTTTAAAAATCATCTGCACTGACAATTTCTTCATCTACATCTTTTACTTTTGATAATTCTGCATACTCCTGCATGATTATAGGTATTTCATCTATATAGTAATCTTCCATAAATTCCTTTTTAGAAATCCCTATTTTAATACAGATTGCAATTGTTCTTTGAAGCCAATTTTCTGTATCGCTTTGATCACTATTGACTTCGCTTGGTTGAAAAAATTTTCTAGATTATTTACCTCCCAGAATTTAATGCAAACTTCTAATAATTCATCTGGTGTCAACTGATCTCTCAATACTTTTTCATTGACATCTAATAATTTACTTAAAAACTTAAATAAGAATTTTGGTGCTATTATCATCAATTGAGATACTAGATTTATTAAATTTTCTAAATCAAACATGTCTGATAATCTAAATTCAACTCCATTAGATACTTCCTTAATAAAGTCCGATGGTAGATTTTTTAATTCTTGTAATGCTTCAAAATATTTACCACAAGGCATTTTCTTTACTTCTATTCCATGTACTATTTCTGATTTTCCAAGACTTAGTGTCTCATTACTCTTTTTTGGCATTTTTTACCCTCCTACATATAAAAAAATAAGGAGAGTATCTCTACTCTCCTACTTGTTTTACTCAGTTACAACTGGATTAGTTGGTATATCTGGTATAGTATCTAACCAGTCTATATCTTTATTTCCTTCTTCTGTATCTTTCATTGTGAATAGTTTATTATCTACTGCTCTAGCCATAAATGTTCCTTCAATTTCAACAGAACCAATGTTACCATTTCCTAAAGTTTCTAGATCAACTTTAATTTTTGATACTTTAGCTCTATATTGTCTAAACATTCTGTATGTACCATCTGATAGTAATCCTCTGTATGTGCATGCGAATTCTGGTGCATTATCTGTTGTTGAGAAATCATATTCTTTTGTTTCCTCGTCGTATTTTCCACCTTCAAGTTTAGCTCTTAGATCATTTGGTAATTCTTTTAATGTTAGAGTGAAGTTTTCTCCATTAACTGTTTTATCAATGTCATACACTTCATCATCTGCATACATTTTCTCTTCTTCAGTATCTAAATCTTTACTTAGTTTTTCAGCGTATGGAATAGCTACTCTTTCTCCGACAATATATCTTTCCAATGTATTTTCTACAATAGGGAACATTGAAAATTTGCTAAAACCTTTTAAATACTTTTTCTTTGGCATAATAAAGCCCTCCTTTACTCTTCTAAAATTTCTTCTTTCTCAAAACGCATTGTTTTGTGATGTTTTAAAGATTTTTCTTCATATAGATCAAGAGCTAAAGTTCTTTTAAACCCTAGCTCTCTCATTTTCTTATTAACTTCTATTGCTAGCTTTGAACATTCTCCAGAAGAGTCACACCAAACATCAACTTGAATTGCAATGTTACTGCTATATTCCTCATCATCTGCTTCGCCAGCTTCAGAATTATCTAATTCGTAATATGAAATTAATCTTTTTCCTTTTGTCCAGTTTTCTGGATAAAAAAAAGAAACCTCAACATCTGAGATTTCTTCTATTTTTTTTCTTACTTGTGGTTTTAAATTTTTCATTATTTACCACTCTCCAATTTTCTTATATCTTGTTGTATTGAATCTATGATTTCATTTTCAACTTCATTTGTGTTTTTGGCATGTAAATATGCAGGAGACATGTATGGCTGTGCCTTCTGTCCCATATATCTTGAATTGTAATGGATTCCTTCAGGTCTATCAATGTGACTAGATGCTCCTCTTACTCCAGTTCCAAACTCCACGTAAGCTGCATGATCACTATTAGTATAAACTTTAGCAATTGCACCATCTTCTGTTTCTTCAGCTGATGTTTTTATAGAATTTTTTAATTGTCCTGTATCTGTTGGACATAATAATTTAGCATTTTTTTGTATTTTTTTTGCACCTCTATGTAGTCCTTTTTTTGTACTTGCCTTAACCTCTCCCCCTAATGCAGATAGAGTAGCTAGAACATCTTCTAATCCTTCCAATTTAGCCATTTAATCCATTTCCTTTTACAAGTAGTGTAGTATGACTATCTGACTTCACATTTGATTTTATTTCATATTCTTGTCCATCATAGACAATTATATTTCCAATTTGAGCTTGTACTTCATCACAGGTTATTATTGCTTCTGCATCAATTTCTTTTCCATACTCTTGTTGAATGTATTCTTTGGTAGAAAATTGAAAATTACCTTTAAAATCTGTTATCTTTTCTAATTTCCCAGTTCCAATAACACATCCTTCTTCATCTTTTAATGTTCCTGAAGTCCATAATTCTAAATATTTATCATAAAATGTATCTGCAATAGCTTTTTTGAATGCTTCTGGTATATTCATACTACCACCTCATAAATGCATACATGGATATTTCATCTTTATTTTTATTTATATACTTATTCATATCCACATCATCAGCAGTAACTGATCCAACATCTTTAAAGGTCACAGTTTGACCATTATCAGAAGCTGAAGATATCACTTGCTTACCTTCACCATATCCATTTTTATAAAATACAGTACAATTCATTGCATATCTAATTACTAAATACTCTAATTCCTTAGGTAAATCTATTCTATTACAAATAGATTTAATTTTATTTGTAATTTCATCAATATACCCTTGTATTTTTTCATCTTGTTTATTATCCAATATATCAAGTCTTTTCTTTACAACATCTAATATTTTATTTTGATTTAACTCACTATTTTCCATTAAATACCTCCTAAAATATAAATAGGAGAGTAATTATATCTCCTATTTATCAGCATTTTTAGGTTTTGATATAGTATAATTCATCTCTTTAAAGAATTTTTCTTGTTCTGGTGTAATTTTTTCTACTCTAGCTACGCCTGAAACAAATCCTATTCCACATCTTTCACCATTAAATTCTTTGTTTTTTACTTCTATAGTTATCATAAAGCCTTACCTCCTATTGAATTTTTATTTTGCTAATTCTACCTACAGATTTTGTTGTTTTAGCAACTATTGCTGCAATCATTTCAACATCTCCCTCTTTGACAGCACCAGCTGTTGAAAAATCAGGTAAATGTTGTTCTACTAATGGGCTTCCTGTTAAAGAAATACCATGGACATTTTCTCTATCTAAGCAAACTGCAAAAATTTCTGTTTCTCCGGTAGTTTCATCTGTAGAAATTATAGACTCTGATGTTCCTGGCTTATCTCCAACAGCTACTAAAGTTGTTGGACCATATTTTAATACTTCGTTACCAAATTCATCTTTTGTATATTTTATATTTGGAACTCTATCAGCGATAGTTTGGAATACAGCATACATATCTGCATTCATCATATATGCATCAGGTGCCTTTGCTAATTTTCCATTCATTTTTCTTAATAAATGTAAAAATTTCTTATAATTTGCATCAATTTTATCTGAATCAGATAAATCAATTGCTTCTGATGGAACAAAATCTGTAGTTTTGTTTGCAACAATTACTTTTAATCCATCGAATTCATCTGGATTAGTTGCGATATCTCCATTAATAAATAAATTAGCAAACTCAGCCTTAGTAGCTTTTGCTTTTTGTTTAGATTGGAAATCAACTTGATCTACTACTTGTTTTTCACCTTTTACTAGTGCTCTATCTAGTTTATAAGATCCACCCATAATCTTTAAATCTGTACTTTGTCTTGTAGTTTTTGTTTCTTGAGAAGTATATTCTCCATTTATTGGTCTTGTACCTGCAGTTGGTTGTGTTGTAACTCTGTTATAAGAGTATGTCATTGTTTCACCATTTGAAGTAACTGTATCATCGAATTCTAGCATATTTAAAATTGGATCTTGTCTAAACTCATCAATTACCTCTTGTGTCAATTTATCATTTGTTAGTTCTTTAGCTTCTTTTAATGTTATCATTATAAATCATCCTCTCTTTTATCTAAGCCCCATTGATTTTAACATTTGGTCGGCTTTTGTTTCTTCATTAGCTGTAGATGGTGTTGTTTCCTTTTTACCAGGAACTTCGCTACTACCATCATCAACTCCTTTTTCAATTTCAAATAAATAGGCATCACTTTTCTTTAGTGCCTCTATTTGATTATCAAATCCTAAAAGTTTATCTCCATCTAGTTTAATATCATCTAAATTTAAATTTGCTTTTACTGACTTGATATTTCTTGCTTTAGCATTTGATATTGCTAATTCAATTTTGCTCTCTAGTTTTATTTTCTCAATCTCTGATTTTGAATTTTCCTCAATTTCTTTCTTTTTAGCTTCATAATCAGCTTGACTAATAGAGCCTTTTTTATAATTTTCGTATTCTGTTTGAATACTTTCTTGTGAGTTTTTCAATGTTTCATTTTCTGATAAAGCATTTTTTAATTTCTCGTTTGTTTCATTGAAAACTGCAGCAGGTTTAAAATATTTTGGTATTTCAGTAGATATATTTTTCTCTACTTCATCAATATTTTGAACTCCTGCTTTTTTTAAAATTTCTTTTAACCATTCCATGATTAAAAAACCACCTTTCTAGCTTTTTATTCTGGTGCTACCAGTACGAAAGATTACATGTTTCAATACTTCCATGTAAAAAGTAAAAAAATAAGATGCATTTCTGCATCTTTGGTAGACAATATTGGACTCGAACCAATGACCTCCCGGATATAAGCCGACCGCTCTAACCAACTGAGCTAATTGTCTATATAAATAACTATGAACCTTCCACATAGTTATACGTCTCAACCACACCAAAAAACTGTATATTAAAAGGAGAGAAAATATACTAGAGCTATTCTATTTGAGACTTCCACGCATAGCTCTTAATAATATATGAAAAATACTAAAATTGGCTGTAAAGTTTGCATCTCTCATTTAACTTGCTCTGAAACACAAGCACCAATTACACATAAAAAAGAGCTATAGCTTTTATCTATAACTCTTCAATACTTTTTATCTCATTTTTACTTAAACAACTTTCTGATCCATCATCTTCTCTAATATCAATACTTTCTATTCCATCCTCATTATCATAATCTTCATCTTTAAAAATAATTGTGCAAATTATTTCTTCTTCGTTTATTGCAATTATTTTAACTCTTTTTCCAATGAATTTATCCAAATCAATTTCCATTTCTTCTTTCATCTCCTTCAACGTATGGTACGATATGATAACCTTTCTTACTATAATGGATTTTTAATGATTTAGTATATATTTTATTTCCATTATCACCATATACATATCCAATATTTTTATCCACAGTAATAATTTCTTTTTTGTTCCATCTTCCTGTTATTCTATCAAATTTCTTACTTCCTCTTCCAGCATTTTTCTCTACAAGATTTCTTATCTCATCTAAACTTATTATAACAACACTTTTTCCTTTTTCGAAATTATGACTACCTTCAATATGTTTATTTTGCATTCCTTCTCTTAGTTTTAGAGGAATATTTTTTATATATTCTTTAGCTTGACCTTCTGAATATATACCTATATTGTCAGAATAATCAACTTTTAATGCTTTCCAAGTCTTAATATCATTATACTTCATTTCTTGAAATTTTGCAAATGTTTCAAGGTTGTTTAGTTTACCAAATGCATTAACATAATTTTTATATTGTATTTTATCAGATTTTTCATTAACATACATTTTATGATATTTATCTATTGCATCTTCTCCATACTGTTTCTTCCATTCATCGTAACTTATATTATTTATATTATAATTTTTCTCATTTGAAGGATCTCTTGCTATTCTTTGAATATCTTCATCATTTTCTCCAAAGTATGCAACTGTTGTGCAACGGTCGTTTGGATGTATTGGTGGACAATTCTTTCCTGGCTTTGCCTCTTTAACTTTAAATACTCTTTTATCTAACTCTGCACAATGTTTACAAGTAATATGATCAAGTGTTGCTATGAATTGATATTCCTCTATTCCACACTCTTCGTATGATAACATTTCTGCTTGATTTGCAAAATAATTTGTTTCTGTCCTTACTAATCTAGTTGCATTATATAGTCCAACTTCCATAGCTCGATTTAATTCACTAGACATCTTCTTTATTGATTTCCCTGTTAATGTATCAGCTATCATTGACGTATTTAAATAATTAGATAATTTTTCACTATTATCCCATATTCTTTGAGAATAATTTGCTTTATTATTCCATTTTTCATTAAGTAGTAAATTAATTGTTCTTGTATCTATTTGCGAAAAACTAAATCCAGCACTTAATCCCTTCTGAATATTAAATATATTTCTATAATATCCTTCAGTTATTGTATCTACATATCTTACTTTTGTAATTTCTTTTTCAATACTAGCAAGTTTCTTCAGTTCAATATCAATATTATCTTGTAATGCTTGATATCTACTAATACGATAAGCATATGCAGGGGCGTTATATTTGGCTAATAATTTACTTTTTATATCTTCATCATCAATTATACTTATCTTTTCTAAAAGTTCTTTATAAAACTTATCTGTTTCTTGTTGTGATAATAATGTCATCGCTTCTTTTTGAGTTAATTTATTTTCACTAGCATATTTATTATAAATCTTCTTTATTTCATTATTTATATCATTAGTAGCTTTATTATATGCTTTTATTAAATTACTAATTGTAAATAAGGTATTATCTTCTATATTCTGTAATAGCTCTGTGCTTCTTTTTTCCCAATATCCTTTTGGTTTTCTAGCCATAAAAAAAGTACCTCCTATTTATTGGTACTGTCATTATCATCTTCTTCAAATCCACCTGAAGTGTTAAATATTTGACTTTGTAATTTCATGTTTTCGATTTTTTCTTCTTTTATCCTTTTCATTTCTATATCAACATCATCACACCATGGATGTTTTTCTAGTTTTGACCTTGTACTTAAGACTACATCATTACTTAAAGCATTTACCTTTTCAACTTCATTAAATATTCTTGTTTTATTAAATTCAATTTTAAAATCAAATTCATCTATTTCTTCTTTTAATATTTCTCTTCTTTTTAAATCTTGAATAACATACCATAGCATTTCATATATAGCAGTTTTTAATCCTACTATAATATCGTCTGCTTTTAAGTCTAAATCTGTATATAAAAACTCTAATGATTCTCCAGAAGGGGCTTGACCAATCAAATCTTTATTACTTGTATCTACTGCTCTACCAAACTCATATATTAATTCTTTTAATCCTTTTAATAATGCCTGTCTAGCTTCATATGGTATTTGTATCATTTTAGCATCAATTTTTCCTGCAGAGTCATTAGTTCTTGCTACACCATTTACTTTTAAATTTTCTATTAATTGAAGTATATTCTCTGCTCCATATCCATTAATTAACCATACTATTTCCTTCAAATCTTCTACTGTATTAACAAAATTACTATTTATTAAATCATATGCATCTATTAAGTTCTTAATTGGTTCTAAATCGTTTATATGCTCTTCATTATTTTCTACACATATAAATGGAACTCTTCCCCAAGAATGGTTCTCTATCCTCTTTAAATTACCATCTGTTACATCATAAATTCTAGTTTTCCAATGACATCCTGGTTTTTCTCTACTTACATCTTCTACAAATAAACTTGTCCCATCATCAGATTTTGTTTCTACATAATAAGATACCTCTTTATCATCCCAATATTCTACATACTTTATCTTTTTTACTGGATTTGTTGTCATATCAACAATTTCATAAAAATGAATAAATCCTACCAAATAATCTTGTGTTTCATTATCATAAATTGGAATACACTCTTCACTCTTATATTTTTCAAAAACCAATTTTCCATCTCTATAATTAGGATGTATCCAGGCTAATCCTTTATTACTTGCTTCTTTTACTCTATTTTTTATTAATTTTTCAAATTTAAACCCTAATGCTCCCCAAATTGCATCATTAATAAGCACTTCTTTTTCTTTTTTGGCTTTTTTCGACAAGTTTTGTACCAATGGAACCGAATAATTAATAGTAATTGGTTTACCTGCTACATATACTTTCTTCTGATTAACTTGCTTAGTATAAAAAGCATGTGCTATTTTTTGATTAGATTTATGAGTATTAGTTTTTACTATGTTAACTCCTTTTTCTTGATCATAAACTGTATATGAACTTAAATCCTTACTTAATATATCATTTCCTATTCTATAATATTTATCTCCAAAATCCATTTTCATTCTTAAATCTGACTTTAAAAAGTCATTTATCAAGTCACTTATAATTTTTGAATCTATTGGCATTATTTATCCCCCTATCTTGTTAAATATAAATCATCACACGCATATCTTAATGCATCTATATAGTGATTATTTTTATCTTCTGGAATATTTAATGGATTATCAAATTTATCTACTTTCCATCTATAACTCCCTAATTCTTCTATTATTCCTTTACATTTAGGATCTACTATTATTTCGAATCCTTTTAACCACTTTATACCATGTAACACACTATCAGGTCCTTTCTTAGCAGGAACTATATTTATCCCTTTAATATTTAATTCTGCTATACTTTTAGGTTCTGCAGCATCACCTTTTATTAATGCATAAGCAGCTATTCTCTTTTTTAGCTCCATAGCTAACATATCATTTGTTAACTCTATAGCTCCAAACTCATTAAATATGATAATTTGTTTTCTTTTTAAATCTACATTTGCTTGTATAAAAGCTGTAGGATCCGAACTATAACCAAAGTCCAAACCTCTCCTAATCAATTCAAATTTATCCTTGTATTTTTCAGTATCTTCAATATGCCAATTCCTAAATATTAATCCTTTACTTACACCTGGCATACCTAATCCAGAAGTTTTGTAATCCTCATAATCTTCTTTTTTCTTTTTCTCATATCTTGCATAATCTTTCTTACTTAAAAATTCGTTTAATTTATAATTAGTTATCATTAATAATTGACTTACTACTTCTTTTGTCATCTTACCTTGATACTCAAATTCTTGTTCATCTTCAACTATTAATTCCTGTTTACCATCTTTTAATAAAATTTGCTCATCAGGAGTTAATTTACTTGTTAATTCTTTAACAATGAAGTGTTGCTCATTCCATGGATTAAAACTTGCTACTGTTTGATTAAAATATCCTTCTGGCATTTCACCTCTTATGGACATTTTAACTTTATCATATGTATCTTTCTTTTCTATTTCAAAAGCCTCTTCAAACCAACCCCAACACAATACTAAGTTTGGATCATCTATTGTTATTGATGCCAATTTTTCCCAATCATCTAAGCCTCTAAAGAATATCTTTTGACCTGTCTTTTTATTAATTGCTAATAATGGATTAGCAGTAAATTTCCATTCTTCATATACTTTTATTTTTTTGGCTGCCCAAACTAGATCTGCATATACACTATCTTTTATAGTCAATGCAGTATCCCTCATCGCAAGCAAACAAGCTCTAGGATATTGCTTTAACAATTTCATCCATCTTAATGCAATAGTCTTAGACTTTTTACTACCTTTTGATCCCATAAGGATTACTTCGTCACCCTTAAAATTCCAAAATGTAGCATATCCTTTTCCTACCATTTCCTGTAGACTTATTCTTTCTTTAACATTATTCAATTACATCATCTACCAACTCTACTATATAATTTCCAGATACTTCTTTCTTTTCTACAAAAGTTCCATATCTCTTACCTAATAATTCTGCACATTTAGTTCTATCCTGAAGTGATGCATCTAAGCCAAACTGATCTTTTTCTTCTCCACGCATAACTCTAGTTAAATATTGCAATACTTCATCTTGAGTTGCAATTCTTTCATCTTCTTTTTGCTGAAGTTTTAATTTTATAAATTTATCTAGTTTTGACAAGTTTTCAGAACCAATTCTGTTTAAATTATTTCCTTTATATTGAGCCTTTTTAGCTGCTTCTGTTGCGTTACCAGTTTCAACATAAAAATCTATAAATCTTTTTTGCTTTTCCGTTAGTTTTTCATATTCTTGTTTTAATGATTCAATTTCATCAATCATCCGCCTCACCTTCTTTTAGACTTTTATACTTATTAATTAAATATTTGAGTAATTCTATTTTACTAACATATTCATCTTGTAACATATATTTTTGAACATGTTCACCTTTCTTATTTGTATCCCATTCCTTAATGTATACTTTATATACTTTAAAATACTTTTCTGTAATTTCTGAATACAATTCAACAGTATCAATTTTTATATCTACATTTTTAAATCTTATTGCAGTTAATAATTTATTTATCTTGCCTTGTATATTCATAATCTTTCTTCCTTGCAAATCTTTTATTATTTGTTTGCATACACTCTCCATCATTAATGTAACAACTCTTCTTTTTACACTCATTGTTATTTTTGGCATCACATAAATATAGAGCGTTTATTCCTATATATTTATCTACTATGTCATTTATAAAATCATTACTAGAAGCAACTATTTCACATACATCTTCACAATTGAATTCTTTTTCAGATTGATTATGTCCACATTCATATAACCATACATGGGTTAATTCATGCTTTAATGTTTTAACTATATTTGCTTGATTTTTTAGCAACATTATTGTTTGATCCTTATAATTCGTAACTCCTAATGTTCCATCTTGCTTCATTTCATTATTGATAGTCGCTTCATCTACTTCTTGTATTGTCCATTTTGTATCATTTATCTCAAATTCCATTTAAACACCTATTATTGAGTTACCTTTCTTGTGATTTTTAAGGAAATCTTTTGCACTTAAATAAGTTAGTCCTATTTCTTGCTTACCTTTTTCCACTCTTTCAACATATCTTCTAGCTGTTTCTTTTGTCCATTTTCTCATAATTAACACACCTTTCACCATTAATATCCAACCTACATTTATTAGTCTTATTCTTCTGGCAATTAAAACATTGTTCATTTTTTATTATATTTACCTTATGAATGTATCCATGTCCCATTTTTTCATTTATAATCTGTTGGTACATATAATCATATTTTCCTGACATAATACCATCTCTCCTTTTATCTATTCATACTTTTAAAAATACATAAAAAGAGAGCAGTGTAAAAACTGCTCTGGGTTGATTTAACAAAAGACCATATTTTTATCCTTACTATGCATAAATAGTCTATAGCTAGTAAAAATAGAAGTTTTTTTCTTCCATTTATCACTGCTTACATTATAACATATTAAAAAGTACAAAAAAACCCACATTTTATACCACATTTTATCTACATTTTTACTTAATATACAATTTGTTCATCTTATTTATAGAATTTTTTATAGTTCTGTGTATTGATTTACTAGGTCTTTTTCTATCTTTAGCAATTTCCTCTTCTGTCATTTTATTAAAATACTTATCTTTAATTAATTCTTGACAAAAAGGTCTTAATATTTTTAAAATATCATCAATCATTCCAATTCTCGCATTAAGTTCTTCCAATTGCTTTTCTAAATCTGTTATTTCATCATTTCTTTCTATAATTTTATCTTCAGTATAATTTTCCATATATCCAGTAGGTCTAATGTCCCCATTTACTTTAAAGTTACTTCCTGAAATATCAGGATCATCTTTAATTCTTTTTTTATGGATAATTTTATATATTATTTTACTTCTTTCTGCTATATAATTTTTATATTGATTTAATTCAACTTCAATATTTTCCTCCATAAATTCAACCCCCTATTATAATAACTATATTTCAATTATTTTTAAATTATATTTATCTTCGAATACTTTCTTTTTTGTTATATACTCTTTAGTTTTGAAGCCCTTTACATCTATAACATCTGTGGATCCATCATTGTTGATTACCACAAAATCCGCTTTATATTTTAATCCTGGTGCTAGTATAAATATAGGCTGCAAGCAAAAGCCCTTTATCTCTTTTGCTTGTAATTTTAATTTTAACTCACAGTAATATTCAGCTTCTTTTTTACTATCGAATGTATGTCCATCTATATTAGTCTTTATTGCTCCGTATTTGCTTTTATTTGACTTTTTAGTTCCGTCCATATATTTTTTGTAGTCTTCTACATTCCAGTGTTCTTGACTCATATTTGATTTTCTCCTAACCATATAATAAAATCATATAATAATTTTGGGCCAACATTTTCTATAAATATTTTTATTGCTAGCATAAGTACTATTGTAATTACTAAATATAGAATAATCTTGAACACCTTACTTTTCATAATGCTTGTCCTCCTATTTTCTTATTTCGTTAATTACTAAGATTATAAATATAAGTATTATAAATAAAATGTTTATCCATATTGGACACAAAACCCATATCCAACTCCAATTTATAACATGACACAATTTTAATACTATAAATACTATTGTTAATAATCCTGTAAATCCTATTCCTTTTTTCTCCATACTACACCTCATACCCTACATTTTCAAATTCTTCTTTTGTTACTATTTTTAATATTTCAACTTGGTTTATCCTATAAAATCCAACCGTTATAACTTCTTTCATGTTTCTAGGATCTATTTGCTTTCTTACGATTCCTATATTTGTTTGACTAAGATTTTTTAATCTATATTTTATAAAATCGCCTTCCTTTATTAGATCTATTATATTTAAACTATGATTTACTATTTCTTCTTTACTATATGTTCCATTGTCAGTTCTATATAAATCCGCATTAAACATATTAACACTTTGAACTTTACGTATATAACCTAATTCTT